ATCACAACTAAGGTATTAACAGATTAATAAGGAGGAAACTATGGCAAAAACATATCAATACTGCGTAGCAGAAAACTGGGGAAAAGGATTTATCGATTACGATGAATCTCATAGAATAACTTTCGCAAGTTTTCCTGGCAATGTTTGGCAAGTACCGGCTTACAATAAACATGCAAATCTTTGGATTGCTAAAGTAGCTGGAAATCTTAAAACATTGTCAGAAGCACAAGCTATTGTTACAGCACAAGTAGATGCAGCTCAAGATGCTTGGGATGCAGATAATGTTGATGGCGAATCGGCTGATGAAAAAATTGAAAGATTAGGTTCAAAGCCAGCTGACATAACATTAGTGGAGTAAATTTAAATGGCAGATTATAAAACCATACATGGCACGTTGGTTCGTAGTTATACTACCGATCCAGATAATCCTATTGAAGGACAGGTATGGTATGACAAAACTAATAAAGTATTACAGTTTCAAATACCAAATGTAACTTCAGCTGGAGCTTGGAGAACTGGTAATAATATGAATACTGCTAGAAAAGATACAGTAGCAGGAGCAGGAATTCAAACAGCTGCAATAATTTTTGGTGGAAGCACACCACCTGTAACAGGAAAAACAGAAACTTATGATGGTGTAAGTTTTACTGAAGTATCAGATTTAGGAACAGCTAGAAATGCTTTAGGAGGTGCAGGAACTTCAACATCTGCTTTAGGATTTGGTGGAGAACCTCCGAGAGCTGAAACAGAATCATGGAATGGATCAAGTTGGACTGAAGTATCAGATTTAAATACTGCAAGAAAACTTGCTGGTGCTGCAGGTGCTAACAATACAGCAGCTTTAGCTTTTGGTGGTTATACAACAACACAAACTGCTGTTAATGAATCATGGAATGGATCAAGTTGGACAGAAGTAGGAGATTTAAATACAGCTAGATGGGGTCATGCGGGTGCAGGAAAATTATATACGGCAGCTTTAGCTTTTGGTGGTAATACATCTCCAGGGACTAATGTAAAAAATGAAACAGAACAATGGAATGGAACTTCTTGGACTGAAGTTGCTAATTTAAATTCAGCAAGAATTTCTTTATCTGGATTTGGTACATATACATCAGCCATAGGATCTGCAGGATACACAAGTTCTCCAACTAAACTTGCACTTGTAGAATTATGGAATGGAACAGCGTGGACTGAAGTTGCAGATGTAAGTAATGCTAGATATCAAGCTGCAAGTGCTGGAGCAGACAATACTTCAGGTTTAACTGCAGCAGGTGAAGCACAAAGCGGTGGAGCTCTTGCTGCGTGTGAAGAATGGCAAGGAGCAGGTGCAGCGGTTTATGCGTGGTCTACTGGTGGAAATATGAACACAACAAGACATTATAATGCAGGAGCTGGTCCACAAACTGCTAATATATCTTATGGAGGAAATGTTGGAACACCTATACACGCTGGACAAGTAGCAAATGCAGAAGTTTATGATGGCACAAGTTGGACAGAAGTAGCAGATTTAAATACTGCAAGAGGGCAATTAGCTGGTTCAGGTACATCTAGTACAGTTGCATTAGCTTTTGGTGGGAAAAAACCTCCTGGAACAACTTTAACAGCAGAAACAGAAAATTGGGATGGTTCTAGTTGGACTGAGGTAGGTGATTTAAATACTGCAAGAAGACTTATAACAGGAATAGGAACTGAAACAGCAGCAATAGCTGCAGGTGGTTATATTACAGATTATACTGCCATAAACGAATCATGGAATGGAACTTCTTGGACTGAAGTTGGGGATTTAAATAGTGCTAGGTACAGCAGAGCAGGATTTGGAACCAGCACTGCAGCAATAATGGCTGGTGGTAATCCTACACCTAGATCAATTGTTGAATCATGGAATGGTTCAGCTTGGACTGAAGTAGGTGATATAAATACAGGTAGATTTAATGGAATTGGATTTGGAACACAGCCATTTGGAATAATATGTGGAGGAACTCCAAATGGGTCAGATATATCAGGAAATACAGAAGATTGGAATGGAGCTAGTTGGTCAGAAGTTTCTGATTTAAATACATCAAGACAACAAGGTTCACCTGGAGGAATTGCAACTGCTGGATTATTTTCTGGAGGAAATACAAGTGGTGGGGGTACAAGTTTAACAGCAGCAACAGAAGAATGGAATCAAGGTAATACAATTAAAACAGTAGACACAGATTAATATGGCAAATTATAGAAACATACATGGGATTAATATTGAGACGGTAACTTCTAATCCTGATAACCCAGCTAACGGACAGGTTTGGTATAACTCAACAGATCAAAAACTAAGAGGTAATGCACAGACAACTGCAGGGGCTTGGGCTAGTGGTGGAAATTTAAATAGTGGTAGAAGTCAAATGGGCACAACTGGAATACAAACAGCTGCACTAGCTACTGGTGGTTTTCCAGGTCCATCAGGTTCAGCAGTTACTGAATCTTATAATGGTTCAAGCTGGACAGAAGTAGCTGATCTAAATACTGCAAGACGTATTCTTGCTCAGTCAGGAACATATACAGCTGCTTTAGCATTTGGAGGAGGTTTTCCAGCAAAAGACGAAACAGAATCTTGGAATGGTTCAAGTTGGACAGAAACTGCAGATTTAAATACTGGTAAAAGTTTTATAGGGGGTTCAGGAACACAAACTGCTGCACTAGCAATTGGTGGACCTGGCACTACAGCTAACACAGAATCATGGGATGGTTCTAGTTGGACAGAGGTGGGAGATTTAAATACTGGAAGACAAGTATATTCTACAGCAAATTTCACACAAACATCATCGTTAGTTGCAGGAGGAAGCCCACCTGCTACAGGAAAAACAGAATCTTGGAATGGCTCTGCATGGACAGAAACAACTGATTTAAATACTGCTAGAGCACATTTAGGAGTAACAGGTGCAGATAATACCACTGCATTAGCTTTTGGTGGAGAACCAGGATCGGGTACGGTAGCATTAACAGAATCTTGGAATGGTAGTTCTTGGACTGAACAAGGAGATTTAGCATCAGCAAGACATTATGTAGGATCAGCTGGAACAGCTACTGCTGGTTTAGCTATTGGGGGAGATGGTAATTTAACTACGACAGAAGAATTTACAGGTGCAGGTGCTGATAGTACAGTAGAATTTGATCTATCTTAATACTTGTAATAAATTTTATATAGTATATATTCTAGTTAACCAATGGAGAAAGACATGAAAAAAGACGTTAAAGATATTATACAAAAAGAAGAAATATATTTAAATAATTTATTAACACAAGAAGATCTATCATCGTTTAAAGGTATGGTCGATGAGTTACGAGATACATGGACCAAGAAGCAAATGTTTCGAACAGAAACAGAAGCAAGGTTTTCTGTACTACAAGATAATAGATACCCCACTAAAGCTGCAAAGTATTGGCAATGTGTTAGAGAACAATCATCATACTTAGATAATCTAATGGCTTTATCTTTTGATTATAGAAGAAACGAAGCAAAAATTAAATGGTTAGAAGATAAAACAATTAATGAAGAAAATGAATATAAACAAACAAAATATCAAATAGATTTAGATGAATGTAGATTTGCAAAAGCTTCCATGGAAAAAGTTGCAAAACACAGAATGAGAGAAATTAAAATGTGGTCTAAATTAAAAGGTGAATTTAACGATGGATCATTTAATGACAAAGATGTTAACCAACACCAACTAGAATCATATGGATTACAATATCATGAAAAAGCAAAAAGTTTAAATGCAAATTCTAGTGAAGCTGAGATATTTAATGTAATGGGTCAATTAAATTCATTACAAAGAATTAAAAAATCTGGTGAATTAGAAAGCAGTTATACAGAGACAGAAAAACTTACACAACATGGAAAACCAAAAGTTTGATTTTGTATTTTTAGGTCAGTCTGTTTTAAAATATCAAGTGCCTTTAGATATTTTTACAGCTATTAATCAAATCTACGAACAAAACTATAATAATCTTGCACCTGCAAACAGACAGTTAGTAGGTAAGATTGAGAATGAACATTCATTATTTTATAACGGTCAAGATCAAACAAAAATGGAAAATCATAATATATTACCACAAAATGTAACAAATTATTTTATGACTATGTTTAAACACTATTTAACATTTAATAAAATTAAAGACTATAAAACACATTTTTCTTCTATATGGGTTAACGAAATGAAACAACATGAGTATAATCCTGCACACATACACAGAGGTATGTTATTTACTGGATTGTCTAGTGTTATGATTTTAAAATTACCTTCTACATTTGGTGAAGAATATTCAGCAAAACAAGTACAACAAAATGGTAGACTACAAATATTAGGAGCAGCTAATGGTCAGTTTGCAAAAATAGATTATCAACCACCAATGGATCTTAGAGATTTTTATATCTTTCCTTATGATATGAGACATACAGTATATCCATTTAATGGCACTACTGAGACTAGACGAACTCTAGCTGCAAACTGTGATGTAGAATTTGATCCAATAAAAAATAGAGGAGCTATATGATAACAGAACCACGTTGGAGATCTTTTATAGTTGAGACCACACAACCAATTTTTACATCTAAACAATGTCAGATGATTATTGAAGCAGGAAAAACCGAACCTAAACAAGAAGCATATGTTGGAAATAAACAAGGAATAAAAGGTGGTGTGTTAGATACTAAAACAAGAACATCACACATTAGTTGGATACCATTTAAAAAAATGAATAATATGTATAAAGACATAGAAAAAATTATGAAACAAACTAATGGTAATCATTTTGGTTTTGATGGAATGACTATAACTGAAATGGCACAATACACAGAGTATCCAGAGGGTGGGTTTTATGATTGGCATGTAGATAATGATGTGAACATGCAACACGAACCACCTGTTAGAAAAATATCTATGACTTGTTTATTATCACCAGAATCAGAGTTTGAAGGTGGTGATTTAGAATTAATGGCTGAAGGTAAAATTGCAAAAATAAAACAGGGTCATGCAATATTCTTTGCATCATTTATTAGACATAGAGTTAAACCTGTAACACGTGGTAATAGAAAATCTTTAGTTATGTGGTTTGGAGGCACACCATTTAAATAATGTATAGAGAACTACATTTTCCAACACCTATTTATATTGCAGATATAAAACATTTAACTCTTAATCAAGAGTTAGAGCGAGATATTATAGCTTGGTCTAAACAAGATAAAGGTATTGTTAGAACTAATGTTCAAGGTTGGCATTCAAAAACCAATATGCATGAATTACCACAATTTAAAAAACTAGTTGATATGTTATATGAATGTCAAAGAACAGTATATCAACAAGAACATTATGAAAGTGAACCAGTATTAGGTAATATGTGGGCAAACATTAATCCACCAGGAGGAATGAATAGAGCACATCAACATCCAAATTCATTATGGTCAGGTGTTTATTATATTAAAGCACCTAAGAACTCAGGACATTTAAAGATAGATGATCCAAGGGCATCAGCTGCACTATCTAGACCCAGACAAAAATCTGATAATTTACCGCCTAGACTTTATAGAGAAACACATTATGAACCCATTGCTGGAAGATGTATTATGTTTCCATCGTGGTTAATGCACTGTGTTGATCCTAATGAATCTAATGATATAAGAATATCAGTATCTTTTAATTTTTTACAGAAAGGTATGTTTGTATGATAAAAATAATTTATAAAAAATTACCTATTAATGAAATAACATATCTTAATAGGGAAAAAGATGGTTTTTCTGCAGAAGGTGTAGAGAAAAATTTTTATAATTCTTTAAAAGCATCTATATCTAAACATGGAATAAAAGATCCAGTATACATTGAATATGGTGGTGAGTCTTACGGAGATGTTTTAAAAATTATTGTAGGTAATAATAGAGTAGCTATAGCACACGAATTAGGTATTAAAGAAATACCTTGTATAATTAAAAATTTTAAAGCAGATATTTATGACATTAAAGGCACTATTTTAAATACAGATGAAGAAATTAAAAAATATTTTTATCTTCCTAATCAATTACAAATAAGAAGAGATGAAGATAACAACATCGATCAGATTATGCCGCCGTGGTATATAAAAGTAATGGATCAATATGTTTAATATTAAAAAATATCAAGTAATTAAAAATGCTATACCGTATGAGTTAGCTAATTTTATATTTAATTATTTTATGCTTAAACGTGATGCTGTAAGATGGATGTATCAAAATAATATTATATTTGACAACGGTATGTTTGGTACATGGACCGATCAACAAGTGCCAAATACATATTCTCACTATGCAGATCCTGTAATGGAAACTTTAATGATGAAGGTACTACCTATCATGCAACAGGAAACAGGGCTTCAATTATTACCAACTTATTCATACGCGAGAATATATAAAAAAGGTGATACACTTCATAGACATAAAGATAGACCTAGTTGTGAAATATCAACAACTGTTCATTTAGGTGGTGACAAGTGGCCTATATATATTGATGGTACAGGAGCAGATAATGTTATTGATGAACGTAAAAATATAATAAAACCAGGAGCACCAACAGGCACAGAAGTCTTACTTGATGTTGGGGATATGTTAGTATATAGTGGTTGCGAATTAGAACATTGGAGAGAACCTCTAGAAGGTAATACTTGCGCTCAAGTATTTCTTCATTATAACCATGTAAATGGTCCTTTTGCTGAAAAAAACAGGTTCGACAAAAGGCCGATGTTAGGTATTCCACCAATACGGAATATATAATATAATGAGGTTGTATGTTACAAAAAGTAAAATTTGCACCAGGGTTTAATAAACAAGTCACATCAGTGGGTGGTGAAAGTCAATGGGTTGCAGGTGACAATGTTCGTTTTAGATATGGTAGTCCTGAAAAAATAGGTGGCTGGTCACAATTAGGATCTGTTCAAATTACTGGACGAGCTACAGCTATTCATCATTTTGTAAATACATCAGGTATTAAATATGCAGTCTTAGGAACTAATAGAATATTGTACGCTTATTCTGGTGGTATTTTTTATGACATTCATCCAATTAAAGCTACAACAACTTTAACATCTGCGTTTTCTACAACTAATGGATCAAAGGTTGTAACTTTAACTTTTGCATCTGCACATAATATAAATCAATTTGATATTATATTATTAGATAGTTTTACATCTATTACTAACTCTGGTTTTGGATCTGATGATTTTACAGATAAAAAATTTATGGTAACTTCAATACCAACTGATACAACTCTTACAATAGAAGTAGAATCTAATGAGTCTGGATCAGGTGCATCAACATCTGGTGGTATTAGAGTTAAACATTATTATCCTGTTGGACCAGCAACTGAGGTTGCATCTACAGGTTTTGGACTAGGTCCTTGGAGTGGTTTTAAAACAGGTCAATTTACATCAACACTGTCATCATCAATAAATACATCTGTGACTTCTTTAACAATGGCTAGCTCAACATCTTTTCCAACGTCTGGAACTGTATTGATTGATAATGAATTAATAACTTATACAGGAAATAGTGGAGGAACTTTATCTGGTTTAACAAGAGGAGCATCCGGTACAACAGCAGCATCACATTCATCAGGTGCAACTGTAACTGATGCATCAAACTTTTTTGCATGGAACGCTGCAGCATCAGGAGATATTGTAACAGCACCAGGTATATGGTCATTAGATAATTTTGGTAATAAAGTTATTGCAACAATATCAAATGGTGAAACATTTGAATGGGATTCAAATCCAACAGATGCAAACAGCACAAGAGCAACTGTTGTAACAAGTGCACCAACAGCATCTGCATTTAGTTTAGTATCTACACCAGATAGACACTTAGTATTTTTTGGAACAGAAACAACTGTAGGTACATCTTCTACACAAGATCCAATGTTTATAAGATTCTCATCTCAAGAAGATATTAATACATACACACCAACAGCTACTAATACTGCAGGTACACAAAGACTTGCAGATGGATCAAAAATTATGGGATCAATTAGAGGTAGA